CTAAGCCCGCTTCGCGGGCGACTGTCGGCCACCGAAGGTGGCCTTTGCACCGATAAAAATTCCCATTAATGGTCAATAATTTGCCTATGGCAAATTATGACTTATTAATCGGCATTTTAAAGGTGCAAAGGTTTAAATGTTGCGAAGGCCTTTAAAATGGCACCGCGCAAGCTGGTGCCATTTTTTATACTTTACACCGATAAAAATTCCAATTAATGGTCAATATTTTGCCTACGGCAAAATATGACTTATTAATCGGCATTTTAAAGGTGCAAAGGTGTATTAGTTTATTATTATATAATTATTTAGTTTATTTATTAAATAATTTTTTGAATAAGTCTTTTTTATGGGGTTTCTTTTGAGTTTTTTTGAGAGATTGTTTGAGAGATTGTTTATATGTTCGGTTTGTTCTAGTTTTTGTTTTCTCGGTTTTGCCTCTCACACGACTTACAGAAACCGTTGCTTTTGACTTTCGACCCATTGTTTTTGCTTTTCGAGAGAATTCCACAGTTTTCACTTGTTTTCCTTTTTTTCCTGTTGGTATATATTTCAAAAACCATTCTTCATATTCTCTCGTCTTCGGTTTCAATTGTTTTATCATCAAGTTTTTCTCCGCACGCATATCATCCAATGTTTCTTGTTCTCCATAACATTTCGCAGGAAAACGTTTCAATAATCCTGTTTTCTTTGTCCTATTTTTCTGTTGAATCCTATACAAATAATTTGCCATACATAATATTCTCTCGCGATTATGATAATTATATCCAGTATATAAAAACGCCAAATAAAATGCCATAAGTGTTTCGATAGACGCAACACGTATGTTTTTACTTCCTGTTAGTTTTATCGTATTATAACTATGACAAGAAACCGGTTCATATAAATAAGCAATCGGATGACCTTGAACCGTTATCTCCTTATGTCTCGGAATATATTCACCTAATTGTGGATGTTCTACAATATTTATTTTCTCGATTCCAATTCTTTTTAATGCTTTTTGAATTTTTTCTGCTCCCGCATCAATATCTTCCAAAAGTACATCAAAATCCGGATTTCCTATACTTTCTCTCGCGTTTCTCCCTAATTTTTCACCATAAACGTGAGAGGAATAAATATTTGTTGCATATCCACCAAAAAAAACCGCTCCCAAATCAATAAAACAATCTCTCACAGTTTTAAAAATAGAATCACTCTCTTTCTTATCAATATTATCCATCTTTCTTTGAAATTCAATATGACTGCAATCGCCTTTTTCTATCGGATACACATCATTTAAGATTCTCAGACGTTTATACACTTTTTCCCATCTGGAAACGTCACCATCAGGACGCGATAATTCCAAATATACACCCATACGCAAATAATCAGGAGAGGAATAATAAATACCATCTACTTTTATTGCTTCTTTTTTCAATTCACTATATAAAATCGGGTCCAAATAAGTAATATCGGCGATTCCAATAAAATTCACAAAGACTTTATAAGTACCATGATGAACACCGGCTCTCGCTTCAACCTCTTTATATCCATTACTTGAAAAAATATCGGCTAATTCTTTGGCTGTGTCGAGAGCAGTAGGAGAATAAAAATCATAATCTGGGATTTCAGTATCTTTATTATAAAATTGGCGGTCTTTGGGGAGAATATTATTAATCGCTGTCCCACCATAACAAATAAATTCATTCTTCTTTAAAAAATTTTCTAAAATCTTTATCATTTTTTTTACTGCGTCGTTTGACACTTGTCTTTTGCCTTGTTCTTCTTCTATTTCATCGATTCTTTCTCTCAAAATCGCCAATTCTTCTTGGCTATTCGGCGTTTCCATATAAAACACAAACGACCGTTTTTTTCACCTTATACCAATTCTGCCGAATCACATAAATTTATTATATATGTAAGTAAATCAATTGATTCATTATAATACCGAATATATTCATCTGTCGTTTTATTTTTTATCCATTCTATTTGTACAAGTCGAATACCATCATCTGATAAATGAATTATTTTATATTCAAGTGGTGGACATATTATTTTCAACATTTGAATAATTTCATATATTTGTTCGATAGGCATATCATCTTCATAATAAGTATTATATTGGATTATCCCGTTTTTATAACGTTGTAAGAATGTTTCAAATGAAAACCAAATATAACTACGCAAATTTGTATCATTTGTTTTTTGAATCGTTAATACAATAGGATCATCACGATACGTGTGTTCGAGTTCTTGATAGTATTGTAATGTGTGTTCAAACAATTCTAAATATTTCATTATTTTTATTTCATTGTTATCCATATATTTCGAGAGACATTTTTTCTATTTCAATTTTGTACGGAACTCATTAGCCCACCAACTAAATGTACTATTTGCTATAATTAAATGTTCGCACGTAGCCATCGCCAATAATTCCTCCCAATCTGTAGGCATTTTCAAACGTTTATATGAACACCGACGGTTCCCAATAATTGTTTTCATTCTCTCAGACACTGTATTTATATCTTCATCTTCACAAAAATATACAATGTTTGTCGATTCATCCATCGGAATCTCTGATAATTGCTCAATATAATAACTGTCAGGAAGAATCGGATGAATATGTTGAAGATTTTTATAATCACCCAATCGAAAATGAATTCCTATAGAGGTTTTTATTCGAGGAATGTGAGAGATTTTTTCAGGGATTCGCAATAAGGATGAAATCTGGTTGAATTCATCCTGAAAATATAGAATATTCTGGAAATATCCATGAAGCAAATAAATATCATATCTGTCCTCTATTGGAAGAAAAATGGGAGAGAAATCTTGAGGAGAACCAGATTCTTTATGTTCATAGACTTTATTTGGAGTTGACAATAAGAGAGAATATTCAACAGGTTCTAATAGAAAGGGTTCTAAAGCATCGAGAAAAGAATCCCAATAGGTATGTCGATTGTTTCCTAAGTCGCGGATTTTCGAAAATACGGGTGTAAGACCATATCTGGATGCGACAGCAAATGTAGTAAATATTTGAAATAATTGGTTTCCTAGACCTCCGAAAATATGACAAGTAATCAATGTTGTCGGCGACATCTTATTACAAAAAATAAAGAAAACAAAATAATTCTGTGAAACGAAGTGGGACACCAAAATATACAAGGCATATTATATAATGTCGTGGTTATCATTTGTGAATCCGTGGAAAAATCAAATTGAAGAAACCCAAATAAAACCGAAATCATTGTTTCCACGAAAGATAATTTTAGCGATTACCACACACGGTTGTGTATCTGTAAAAAATACCGAACCTGTCGAAATGATAGTCCCTGATGGTATGAAAATAGTAAAACTTTCTGCGACAGGATTAGGAGAGGTAAATATTACAAATTATGGAATACTACCGGAATTTATAAATGAAATCAAATATAATGCTACATCTTTATTGGTTGCGGAAACTGAAAATGAATATACGGATATATTGAGAAACATTGCTAATTTTATGAAAGAAAGAGAAGATGAAGTAATGATACCTGATTTAATAAGTTCAGATAGTGTACCAAATACCAATAAAACTCTTTTATCTAATTATTTTAACCAACGCAAAAACAAAATTTCATATCGTGTTAATATTTTCAATTCAAATCAACGACTAATTGATAAAAAATTTACTAGGTCATCTGATTGTGAAATTGATACTGATATGTGTGGTTATGACTATAAAATAAATATGGTAAATATTGATAATAATCCGGATTTATTGGAATTAATGCCATTGACAAAAAAAGAAAAAAATACAATTATATATTTACACGATATTGTGGAATATCTTAACTCATTTGGAGTCAAAGAAATTATTATTTTTGATTTTAGTTGTTCGTCATTTATGAATGAAAAGGGAAAATATGTATCGGAAAGAGAAAAAAGAAGTATAAAACGCAAACTATTAAGAGAATCTCCGAATATATCAAAGCGTTCAAAAACTGAAAATATAGAAAGCAAATACAAAGGCTACGGTGGTAAATCAAAACGAAAAACAAAACGAAAAACAAAAGGTGTCTGACCTCATTTATCGTGTAGTTTCTCTCTTTATGGGAAAAAAATGTGTTCCAGGATTATTTTGTATTGAGAATATGACACTTTTTGTATTAATATTTCTATTGATTGTCGTTATTTATATTTACTATACGCAAACGAAAAATGGTATGAATCCTATTATTGTTATTGGAGGGGGAGGTGGAAGTGGAAGTGGAGATAGAGGCTCTGGAACAACGGATATTTATGGCGATGGGCCTTTAGGCAATACGTCTTCTGGTGATATGTATCGTCCTCCACAAAATAATATGTGGTCATCTCCTGCTGAAAAACGAATGCTTGGAGGAGAACATCCAAGAAATCGTAATGAGCCATACACTCAAGTCGGTATTTTAACAAGAACCAATGGAAGCGAAATGATATTGCCATTAATGGGACGTATATTGGATGGAAGACGCGGAAAAACACAATATTATACGATGTCGAATCAAGGCGCTGTCCAAAGTAAATTGCCAGTGAGTCGAAATGGTCGCAGTTGTACAGGAGAATATGGATGCGATGAGATATCAAACGGTGATACAGTATATGTCCAAGGATACGACGATGTATTTAGAGCAACAATTTATGAGAATAATACATTTTATTATTAGCCTTACTATAATTGATAAAATAATCTATATTTATTATATCAATGACTATCACATTAAATACACCGGTAACAAATGGAAAATTCGCAGTATCTTATAATTATCAAAAATGTCAGGTCGTTTCTAGCTACCCTGTTTTTCATTTCCAAAACAGATTAACTTCCACTAATTTTAGCTATATCGATTTAAATAATGATAGTAATAAGGCACCTAAATCTATTAAGGGAATTGCTGACCGTGGATATTTCATTGACCAATTGCATAGTCCATACGCCGGTACCGGCGTAAATATTCCATCCAGTGTTATTGGTGAATTAGCAATCGTCCATAAAACCAATTCCGACAAGATATTTATCTTATGTATCCCTATCGTAAAAGGTTCTGCAACAGATTTGAATACTATCAAGGACACCGGCACTGGTAGTCAGACAACATTAAATTTAAACGGACTATTGGAATCGAGTCAGCCGACAAATGGAGACCCTAAAAAACTTTATGCATATGATTATGATGATGGCAAAAATTCTATCACCATGTTTTATATAAATTCTCCTATTACTTTCAATGGTGATCTCGGAGGTAAAACTAGTTTTGAAAAAATACTCGGCGAATATTCGATTACGTTGAGTAGTCCGGCTGTTTCCCATCTGAATGAGATAACTTCTGCTTCAACAACGTATCAAAAACCAATATCGATTCAAATGTCCCCTGATGGAACCTCTCAAGAGACTGACACACAAAAAGCACAAAATTGGTCATATTTAAATCAATTGTCTTTTGAAAAAATAGCATCGATTGTAGGAGCTATTGTGTTATTAATTTTAGTGCCACTCGGAATTCGTGGTCTATTTGGAATTCGTGGTATGTATATAATTATATTGCTTGCGGTTGTGTGTGCTATCTTAACAATTTCTTTATATAGTTCCGCTTCATCTACATCAATCGCTAAGAAAGGATCGTCTAAGACAAAAGTTGACAAAATAAAAAAAATAAAAATAGCTGGATTTTTTATAGGATTATTAATGATAATTTTATGTATAGACCTTATTATAACAGATAAGGACAATGGCAACTCGATTGGATTTTACGGAAAGCTAATGTTGATGTCGAAAAAATCAAATGCTTCCAATGCCAGTGCCGGTGCCGGTGCCGATGACGATAACAATGAATAAATTATAATGCGTAATGATATTTATGGGTTTTTACCATATACTTTCGATGGGTACGACGATTCTGACGTTTCGTTTTTGAACCACCGGTTTGTGGTGGGTTTTGTAGTTTATTAAGCGGATTACTAAACATACTTGATATACGGTTTCCCATTGAACTCAACGTTTTCATTCCGTTTATGGCACTTTCCAAAGCATTATTTGCTTGTTCAGATGGTTCCAAAAATATGTTATACTTTTTGTTCATGTCTATTAATTGTTTAAGCTTTTCTGAGGTTGAGAGATTCATAAATTCAGAAACCCCGTCTTGTGCCATTTGTCCTGCGCCCAAATATGCACTTGCAATTTCTTGAAATTTTTTTGTAATTTGTTCTTCGTTACCTGATGTTAATATTTTAATTGTATCCATAAGAGATAACTTACCATTAATGTTTGAAAAGGCTTCCTGACGTAGTCCAAGTCTGGACAACACACCTGGATCATTCATTTTTGACATATCGGACATATTTGGCATACCTTGTGAAATTTGACCCATTGCTTCATTGATTTTATCGGTATTTTTCATAGCTTCGGTGTATTCCTCCTCTCGTTTTTTATTCTTTTCTGGAATTGTTTCTGACGCATTTTCTGTATTTACTATTTTTGCGACTTCATTTCGTTTCTTTATAAGTTCATCTTCATAATTTGAATTCATCGATGACAACTTTTTAATATCTTCTTTTAGTTTTTCAATATCTGTTTCATTTCTCTCAAATATTTTTTTTATTTTTTCATCATAAGATTTATGAATTGTTTCATAAATTTTCTTATAAATCTCAGGATCACTTAATAAATATTGAAGTGCTAACATAAATTTTTGTATTGTTGTCCCCTGTATTTGAGAGATTAAATCGTTTCCTATTTCTTTTTTTATTATTGTCGCAACCTGTTTAATAACCATCGAAGTAAATCCACCTGAACAAGATTGTCCTTCACAATTGCCCCCTCCTTGTATAGTAGTACCAGAAGCATTATTATTAGTATTATCAGGAACAGCATTATTATTAGGATTATTAGTATTATCAGGAACAGCATTATTATTAGGATTATTAGTATTATCAGGAACAGCATTATTATTAGGATTATTAGGATTATCAGCATTATTAGGAGCAGGAGTAGTAGCATTATCAGTAGTAGCAGGTGCAGAAGCATTATTATTAGGATTATCAGTAGCAGGAGTAGTAGCATTATCAGTAGTAGCAGGAGCACGAGTATTATCAGCAGGAGAAGGTTCCTTAAGGTGTATGTCATCAGGTCCAATCGTCTCTCCCGATTCTTCAAATAAAACCCCTACATTTTCCAAAATAATTTCTTGTATTTTATTCTTAATTGCTGTATCCTCATATAATCGACCCCCTTTAATATCATTTTCTTCATCCGGTGCCACTATTAATTCCTGTAGAGATTGGTCTAATACATCAGTAGTAATTTCAGTCACAGATTGTTTTATGAAGTCCTTAACACTATTAATAACCATTGTTGCCATATTCTTGTTATATTGCGAATAGAAAACTATTATGGCATCTAACCATTATACAATATATTTTCATTATATAACGAAAATATGGTGAAAAAAGTTTACATATTAAAACAAGGAATTATAGATAAAGTCTATCTTCTTGGTGTCCAACAACCATCTGACCCCAATAAAAAGACACAACTACTAAATCAATTATTTAGCAAGGAAGAAATACCATCCAATACTCATTATATTCCCCATATTCATATCTATCCCGATGATTCTATCTCTCAAATCAAAAAGAAAATTATAGAAATCATCGGAGAGCCAAATCTCACTTATTTTGAAATCCATATTTTCGCTTTTATCCAATATTATGCCAATATTCTCTCGATTTATCAAAACATTACTCAAAATGAAAAACAACGACTCACGAGAGAACAATTTCAACAATTCCTTATTAATATTGACGCCAGTCCAGATATCATACAAAAATATCTGAAAACCGACGCCAGTGTTTTATTTCCCGATTTCAACACCTTTGTCGAATTAGGCGGTGTCTCCGTCGCTGATATTCGTATCCCGACTGGTCTCGGACAGCAATTCGTGAAATTCGACGATTTTATCTATAGTGCGAATCCCTATGATATTTTACCGAATTCATCTCCCGCATTTTCCGACAGTAAGAAAAATGGGCTCTTATTCTTCGAAAATCAATTATTATTAAATCACGGTACTATTGTCGACGACTCGATATATGTTTGTCTCGCCGATGATGTTTTCGAATATGTGAATAAGTCGAATATCCATGCTGATCCTACTTATATCGCGAAAACCTATTTTCATCATTTGGCGGATCGTGAAATCTATGACCTAAAATCTCTCCAACAAAAGAGAGAACAATTGATTAAAGAAAATAGAACACTCGTGAATGCGCGTTTTACTCATCAGAACCAGGTTGTTGATGCGTTTTATCAGGTCTATCATGGAAAGAAGACGGTGCTTCCCTATAAGGAAAAGGGTATTAAAGAATTTCGAATCGCAATTCGACCTTATGACGCAACCACCGTTGAATTGCCTCTCGAAGCAATTTTCAAAAACATTCATTGTAGTCGAGAGATTCCTTTTATTAATTATAATCCTGGAATAAGACGTGATAAGATTTGTCGTTTTTATAGTAATCGTTATACTCATTATGGGCGAAAAATCCCGTTCCTTCCGAAAAACACAGTGAATCAATTGGTGAAACGAACTGCCAAACATCGACAAATATCGGTCTGGTTGGATACACCGAAAATAGTGATGGATTTGGAACCAGATGGTAATATCTATATCAGAAATAATGAATTTGAACCGGGGAAACCAATGTCTGTCGAGGAATTAAATACGACGATTCGAACTTATGTGAATCCGGTGATTCAAGCGATGAATAGTTATCTGAATAAAAGTGGTTATCAATTGAGAGAATTTGTGAATATGGCCGATAATTTCGTGGAAACTATCTCTCTTGATTATGTTTTAAATATTGATTTGAAGAGAAAATTCACAATGGATAGTGGTTGTGTGAATGTGGTTTTCGATACGATTCGCGATGAATTCGATAAAGGAAAAGGCGCAATTCTTAGATATAAACGTGTAGAGAATTTCAAAGAGATGACAGGACAGTATGGTATGATGTCGGAAGTCTATCGTCAGACAGGACGACAAGAAGATGTAATTCAGAGTCTAACTGTGAATTATCAGATAACTGTCGAAGAGGCTCTCGATATTTGGAAAAATTATTTGAAAGAAGTGAATTTAATTGTAGGGAGAGAAAAACAAATACGAATTGTGGAAAACCCGGGATTATTAACCAATATTTTGGTGAATTCAGCGAATGGAAATATGAATGTAAGAGTAGAAGGAATCCCGCATATTTCTTATGTCGATTGTTTCGAGGTTTATATGGATACGATGATACGTGTCTCTCAAGAACCCGAATCGAGCGACGCAATTGTCGGTTATAAGAAATTGGCGGTTAAAAAATTGGGAAAAGTGGGTATTATCCAATCAATGAAAAATGTGGAACAACATAAAGACCATCAGAATCCTTTGGCGACGATTCAACCTGATTTTGCTAAGTTTCAAGGGGCATTAGATGATATTTTTGATAATGAAGGAGAGAAATCGAAAGCGACTGGGGATAGGATTGAAGATTTTAAACCGGAAATCGAACAATTAAGTGAAATTAAAGAAGAAGGAGAGGCAGAAGAAGGAGAAGAACTTGGAATTGAAGAAAATGAAATCTCTCTATCCTCTCCTGAAAAAAGTCAATCAAGTACAGAAAGTTCCGCATTCTCTCTTGTCGGTGTTGAAGATTTATCTTTTGCGTCTGAAGAAGAATCCAAAGAATCCAAAAATAGTTTATCAGAAGGAGAGACAAAAGAATCCAAAGAATCTGTATCCAAAGAATCGGTGTCCAAAGAATCGTCAACAATTGACAGTGAGGACTTAGTTGGCATTGATTCTCTGTCCAAAGGAGGAGCCGAAGGCGACGACTATATCGCGGATATGGGAAAAGGCAATCAATTCTTAAAACGTCTACAGAAATATGATCCTGTCCTGTTCTCTCAAACAAAAATCGATGGAAAAATGAAAGCATATGCGAGAGCCTGTCCTGCTACTGATAAACGCTTACCAGTTGTTTTAACCGATGAAGAAAAAGCGAAAATCGACCAACAAGATCAACAAAATGGTAATAAATCCTATAGTTATGCAATTCGTCAAGGTAGTGACCCTAATAAACAACATTGGTATGTCTGTCCCCGTTATTGGTGTTTCAAAACAAACACTAGTATGTCCGAAGAAGAAGTGAAAAACAATCCAAATGCTTGTGGAGCGAATAATGAGAATTTATATGAATTCAATAGTGGTAAAAAAGAACATATTAAAAATGGCCAATATAAACCACATCACCCTGGATATATTAAAAATACTTGTCTTCCTTGTTGTTTTGCCAAAGAATTCTCTCAAGATAAACTGAAAAAATGTAAAAAGAATCCAGCAGACCCCGCTGATGACCGTCCTCAAGAACCCGAAAAAGTAAAGAAAACACAACACAGAAAACAAAAACGAGAGCCATCGATGGATAGTGAAGATGACGATGACGACGACAGCGAAATCGATGAAGAATCGGTTGTTAAACCATCCGTTAAACCTCCAGTCGAAACAACTGCGAGAGATACTGCTCTCCCAAGTTCTGCCAAATATGTGGTCGGTGTCGATAAATATCCTGTCGCCACCTCTCGTCTCGGTTTCTTACAAGTCCCTATCCAATTATTCTTACAAATGGATTATCGACCTGTTATCCAAAAACAAAGTAGCGCATTAATTATCGATGATGCCAATGTCCTACTTCGTATGGGTGTTGAACAAAGTGCGAATCTCTCGTTTTTAGGTTGTATGGCCTATTTTTATGGGGCTCTTACAAATTCCCGCCCACTTTCTGTGAAAGACGGTGCTTTCCAGAAACACATCGCATCCGCTGTCGATTTGGATACTTTCGCCGAAATGAATAATGGCTCTCTCATAACCTCTTTCAAACCAAAACGAATTGTTGAAGACGAATTAGACCTCGAAACACATTCCAATAGTAAAATTTACAAAACAATGAAAACGAATGATGAATCCTATGATACTTTTGTAGATATTGTCGCCTCTTATGAGAATTTTATTGCTTATTTGAGAGATACCACAACAACAATAAATCACGTCCATTTATGGGATATCTTCAGCCGACCCAATCCCCGACTTTTCCCTCAAGGAATCAATCTTCTAATTATGGAAATCACTGGAAATGATATCACTCAAAACGTGGACCTAATCTGTCCAACCACCGCGTATTCTTCGACATTATTTGACCTGAAAAAGAGGACAGCAATGATAGTGAAACAATATGAATTCTATGAACCAGTGATTGCTGTGAGAGATTATCGCATTATCCATAATGTGTTTTCGGTGGATGTAGTCGAATTTCCCTATGTTCAACGCGTCCTAAAAATGGTGAATGACACATTCAATAAGTATTGTATTCCTGGTTCCTCTCAACCGCGTGTCTATGAATTCGAACACGCGCCGAAAATAGAAACCATTATTCAGGGAGTAGGACAAATCGGATACACAGTTGTCGGACAAGTCGTGAATTATCAGGGGAAAACAGTGGCTGTCCTTGTCCAAAAACAGGGTGTCCAACCCCCGGCAAAAAGCGGGTCGAAACCGATTTATATTCCTTGTTTCCCAGCCCAAATCTTGAAAAACATTGACACTGTTTTTATTAATAATGTCGAATGGAACACATATATTGAAACCCGTAAGGCATTAAATCAGATATATTTGGCAATTGATATTCCTTGTCAACCAAAGATGAAAATTATTGAAGATGGAATGATTGTCGGGATTCTAACAGCATCGAATCAGTTTGTACAAATCGACCCGCCCCAACAAAACGTGGAAGGAGAGGATAATCTTGTTGCGATTGATGATCATAATTATTTATTAACGGATAAGGAATTAATAACAGCGAAAAAGGGCGATGAAGAGAGAATCTCGACAATTCGTCGTATTCACGGAGAGACCGAATTCTATAGTGGTTTCCGTAGTCATTTCAAGATGTTATTCAGTATGTATGAAAATAAAGGTGTTCGAGAGAAAATCCTGGGCATTTTGAAATCGAAGAATTATACACATCGAGCGAAATTGGATATGCTTGTTAGAATCTTGAAAAAGATGGTGACAGGTATTATAGTGTTTAATGAGATGGATGATGATGTAATCGAACAAATTAATCTGCTGTCGGAAGCGATGTATATTTGCGGAGAGGCACGACACGCCCTATATAAGAGAGGATGTAAAATGGTATTACCGAAGAAGAATCTGATTACCGGGAAAGATAATGAGATGCTTTATTTTTATAAATTGGCGGATGAATTGGCGAGATATAAGAGAATCCAACAATATATGTTGCAACCAAAACAATATATGAATTTGGGAAATGTTTATTATAAAGTGAACCCGGATGAACTTATCTTATCAGAGAGTTTTTTTAATACCCAATATTTCGAATTGGATGAACCTTTTGAGAATTATGGATATGTCCATAATGTCGGTTATCATAATGCCCAACCTGATCCTGTCCAATCTGCCCGCTTGTCAGGACACATTACTTTGGAAGAACAACAAAAATATGAAGTTCAAGGAGAGGGTGGAATCATGGATAATGTAAATCATTATAAGAAACAAATCGGAGATGTCTTAGGAAATAAAGATAATTATTGGAAAAAAAATGTGTTCGACAAAACTGTGAAAGAAATCACATTTCAAGGAACTGTCGAAGCCTCATTTGGTCCATTACTCTATATTTTACAGGACAAAGGACGTCGTATATATACTATAGGAGAGATTAAACAACAATTAATACAAGCATATTCAGAAGTTGCAAATAAAATGCCGGAAATCCTACGAATTATGATGCGTTTCCAAGGTAAACCACAATTATTATTAGGTGTGTCAAAGGGGACAATGACAATGGAAGAAGCGATAATAAGCGATCCGTATTTCTTAACAGTAATGGATATCTATGTATATTGTTATGTGTATAAATTGCCTGTTATTTTGTTTTCATCATCGTTTAAAATGAGTGGAATGGATTTGAAATTCGTGGAAGAGGGAAATATTAGTCATTCATTTTTAGTAATGGGAGGAAGTATTAATGACCGTTTTTATTTTGTGAGAGCACCATCAGAAGTAAGAACAACGAAAATGGATGTCATTACAGAGGGACAAATGATTATGGGAAATTTCACAATACAACAAATGCGGATAATTGGGGAAAGAGTTCGAACACGTATTGAAGAGAAGATTTTTCCGATTCTTAATATATAATTGTTTAGATGCGTAGTTCTATGAAAAGGACCCGTTCTGATAATGGCTCACCAAACTCTCCTAGAAAAGAAGCAAGACGCACAAGAAAAGTTAGAATTAGTGACGAAGCGCCTTCTGAAAAAACAATATCACCTGGCGCAAAAGAATATAATCGTGAAAATACAATAACTTCGACAGAACATCACAAGGCTCGTCTTGATAGAAAATTTTATCCAAATGAATATATTTTATCGAAAGCTGAACAGGAATTAATAAAAGAAGGATTAATGACTACAGAAGAAGTTCTCAAATATAATGAAGAACTTGAAGATAATACTGAATCAAATAGTTACCAAGGAATAAAAAATAGAAAGGAAATTATTGAGTTTATGAGACTAAAAGAATTATATCAAAGGTTAGAAGAAGAACGAAATCAATTGAAAAAACAATTGGAAGAACAAGAAAAAAAAATACAAGGAGGCAGAAAAATATATAAACGACGAAAAACAAATCGAAAAACAAATCGAAAAACAAATCGAAAATAATTATTCACTCTATTTACCAAATATGTCCAACATCGATATAAAAAAACAATTCATATTTGTATTATTCCTTTGTACAAATATGAACGAAAATAATAATGTGTTAACTATTAAAACACTCCAGATTCAGCCTATTCGTAATCTGACAACAGCATTGAAAGATATTTTATTAGACGCAACAATTACATTTACACCAGAAGGTATGAAAATCATTAATTTCGATAAAACCCATACAATCCTTGTTAGTGTTACATTACACGCTAATAAATTCGAACATTATGAATGTGTACCCGATAAGATTGTAATTTGTACGAATACTGTCTATTTATTCAAATTGATCTCTACTATGTCGAATGATGATACGCTTTCTATTTATATCGATAAAGAAGATTATCACCAAGGAATAGTCTCTCATTTAGGATTGGAATTCGATAATCGCGAGAGAAATCAAACATATAATCATAAAATGAAATTAATTGAACCTGATTCGGAAGATTTACAAATTCCGGATGTTCATTATTCTACAATTATTAATTTACCAACTGCGGATTTCCAGAAAATCGTACGTGATTTATATTCACTGTCGGATAGAGTGGAAATCAAATCTGTTGGAGATGATATTATTTTTACTTGTGTCGGGAATATTGCGAAAACAAAAGCAACACGGTCGGAAACTAAAGGACATATGGAATTCTTGGCCAAACAAGACCCGTCGGTTGTTATCCAAGGTGAATTCTCATTAAAAAGTCTGAATAATTTTATTAAATGTACACCTTTGTGTAGTCATTTGGAGATGTATTTGGGGAATAATCTGCCATTGATTGTGAAATATGATGTCGCAAGTTTGGGAGAGATTAAATTATGTTTGGCAGCATTGCCTCCTTCTTATTAATTGGTTTTGTCGTGATTATACAATTATGAAAAGTAATATATATTGTGGTGTAATATATATTATATGAAAAGAAAACGAAAAACAACATTGAAAAATAGGAGATCAAATGGTCGTTCATTGTATGGTGGAATGTCTGATGAGGAAAAAACATTTAGGTTTTATGCGGATAAAATAAAAAATGGAGAGAATATTCAAGTTGAGGAGTTTAAATCTTTTTTGGACAGTGTAGAAAACCCGTTATTGAAAGATTTTCGGTTTGACAATTCATATCCGAATACATATACTATAAATGAATGGGCATTTTTACATAGTTGTTCGGTTGCGGTACAGGATATTTTTCGAAACTATAAAATGTCATATAAAAGACGCAACATTTACAAGAAACGACTATATAACGAAGAAGATTATTCAATATTAGAAGCATATGTAATGATAGCAGAACAAGAAGGTCTTATACGTACTCTATTATGGAATATAACAGATGAACAAGAAAATATAGATGCGTTGTTTCATTATCGAACTGATGACCCGATGTCGATACCATCGTTAATGTCTAGTGCTTTTTTTTCGATGAATTATCATCAAGGACAAAATATATCGAGAATCATTATTGAGAATTATTTTAATCGTTTTAATTTTCCACGGTTGTTGTCAAGGTCGCCTTTAGACATTTGTAAATTATTAGTTATTAAAGGAATCCAATACAATGCGTCTTATGTAATAAGTGCGGTTTTAACGTTGATATCCAACAAACAAGATGTATTGAGAATTTTATTTTTACCTCAAATTATTGAGATGATTTTATTACAAGATAACACAGAATTATATATGTCTATTATTGGTGTATTAAAAACACAAGATGAAACCTTTGTTGCAAACGCAATATGTGATGTTTTAAAAACTAAAAATAGTTGTTCATCGAGTCTTGTCGAGAAATTTATGAAATATAAAAGTGAAAACTCCGCAAAATTTTTCAAAAAGTTAGGCAGATATGCTATCGATAATTTATTGGACCCATCAACTACAAAACATCCGAAAATTTTCGCTATATGCCACGGTGTTACTCAAGACGACAACCAGATAACAATTCCGTTTCATTTCCGTGAATTATGTTTTTATGTAGATAAAGGACAAACGCTAAATGAGGGTTGTCTGTTATCTAAAAGAGTTGAAGAGTTTATTTGTGCTGGAAATTATGACGGCAATAAAATATGTTCATCCCCTGATAATGATAAAATTATTGTTGATAATTTGGCATATCAATTCAATAATGTTTCTATTAAGACAGAGAGATATAATACAATCGGAATTTATTATTGTTATCAGGATAAAGTTGTAAATGTCACCTCGGAATTTGATATTAATCCCAATTATTTATATTCAATAATGACAATGATTAATGATATTTTTGTGAATGTATATAATAAATATTTGTCAAATGTGTGCGAACCACAATATGTAGAAACGTCTATATATGCTTGTAGAAGTTATAACGAACATTCTGCCAGTGTAAATGTTGTACCAATGGCGACAAAGTCATCGCCAGTTTCCCTGTAAAAATAACATAAAACTAATATAATAATTATTTTTATGGATTCGCCCACTTCTTCGGCTTCGGAACATTTTCATTTCTTTGACCCTGACATTCGGACAGAGGTCACTATTCATCTTGTCGAATATCGTAATTTAATTCATGAACATTGGGTTAATTTTGAATCGAATCAATATCCTTGGTTGGAATTAAAACGTTGCGAGAAATATGATTATATGGTGAAAACTATGTCTGATTATTATAATTCTTATTTGGAACTTTTGAGAGAATATTATCGTGGTGATCAGGATTTGATTGAAATCGCACTTAGGAAATTAATAATCGGAAATACAAATAATGCTTATTTTTACTCTCCAAACACATTATTTGACAATTTAATATATCATAAATCGTATATGTTTACTTGGAGACCAAGTAGTATCATTGATTATAAGAATAAAATCGATGATTTCTTTAAAGGATATGAAATCTTATTATTGAATTATGGAAATCTAAAACACGAAATGGAATTTGAAAAGGATTCGAAAGAACAAGAAAGTCGGTCGTTTGAACCTGAACTCTAATATAAGTATATGAGGGAGTGCGATTAAAAAATTTTAATAACCACCCTATTTTGATTAAATTTTTTTAATAAATCACAACAAGTGATTAAAATTTTTTAATCACTTATTAAATTATTTTAATCACTTATTAAAAAATTTTAATCAGGTCGAAAAAACATCAAAAAAACATAGAAAATACAAGGAAAAAATGAAAAAAACAATGTTTTTCGATATTTTTGTTAAAATAGAAAGTTCATAACAAAATGTGTTGTTTGACAAATAAATGTCAAAAATGAAAATTTCTATAAGAGTTTTTTGTTTTTACAGATATTTTTATCCCACTTAAATGTGAGTATTTTCTATATAAAGATTTAGAAATGCATTATATAGTACTTTTATGGATAGAAAAGAAGTTAAACCACCTAAAATAATAGAAAATAACGATAATAATGAAAATATAGACAGCGACGATACTGATTTTAGTAATGAAATGTTTATGAAAGTAAACAAAGATACTATAAGGGAATGGAAAAATCGTACTATGAGTATGTGGAAAGTATATGAAAAACGTATCGAAAACTATGAGAAAACCCAAAATCAATGTCTTAATTATATTGCTTCATATGATGAACTTAAATCGACTGTGAAAGAATGTAATGAACTGCAATTATTATTATATGAAAAGTTGAATCGAGCACAAATATTACTTGCGAAAAATGATGAAATCGAAAGGAAACTTTTAGATGAAAATATACGAAGGCTCCAAGGCATTACAGATGAACGTTTTGATTTGTTTGAAATTATTCGTAAACATCCTGAATTATCATATCAATTTGATTATGATTTTCAAAACCAAAACGAATCACATTTGAGAGAAACCGCAGTATAATTTCTATCTCTCGAACAACCAAACATTATTTATCCATTGGCATTAATTTTTTTATACATTGTTTATCCACTTTGAAACTCGGAGATTTCTTATCATCTGGCACAATCTGGATAATACATTTCGCTTTCTTTCCATATAATGGTTTTACACAACCTGATTCTTTCTTCGATTTCCTTGTTTTTATTCGTTTGTTTCCGGCTTTCTTTGTACATCTTGCGCGGAAATTCTCATAGGTATTACGCACTTCTTCATATGTCAATCCTGATTTCTTTTTCAGCATTGTGTTCACAAATTCATGGAGGTTATAAATATATTTTGAAAATGTCTCTCTTGACGCCATATGACGCATTAATAATGGTAATTTTTTCAAATTGGTCGAGAGATTTTTTCTACATTTTCCACAAGGCAATACATTCCTTAAACTAAGTACAAAATCCATATACTGACGCTTATTCTCTTCTGTCGGATTTACAGGATAATTAAAACTCATTGTATGGAGATAATGCCACATACTTGGACCCCATACAGTAGTTAACATTCCATCATTACTATTATAATCTTCTTCCGTAAAAACACTGCTTAATGCTTCTTTCGGACAAGCCATATAAGGGGAACCTAAGGATTATATGCGCACCAGCCTTTCAGATTCCGCCAGTTAACACGGCGGAATCTTTATCGGTGCGCATTGTCCCCTATCACCCCTCCTCCTTCGGAGGAATAGATGCGCTTAAGGGAACCTAGGTTCCCTTATAATCCCTCCTCTCGTTTGGCGACCGCAGGGAGCCAATATAAACAGGCAATATAAGTGACTTATTACTACCGACAGTTATGTAAATTAATATTAGTAAAAAATATTGTTTATGGATTTTTTATATTGCCTGTTTATATTGGCTCCCTGCGGTCGCCAAACGAGAGGAGGGGTTAAAGGGCTTATTTTTCACCAGCTAGCGCGGTGAAAAATTATAGGTTCCCCTTAGAGGTCCGACAAACGAGGTGTTTTCCAATGCGATGGCACCACCTTGACCGGCACCCATTTCTTAAATTTAAAATGAAACCGACACTCCATCGTATACACTGTATCCATATTCACATATTTATCCACCGATATATTGTTAAAATCCTCTTCATCTTCACTTTCTTCTCCATAATCTAAATGTTGATTCTCTCGAATCTTACGAAATAATCCATTCATCATTCGACTTGTTTTCCTATCCGGAATATACGCAATATCTACAGGCAAGAATGTTACAGATTGATTATTATTCCTATTGGTTTGTCTCAAAAACAATACATAAACATCAGCTTGAATCTCAGGTTTTACTATAAAACAGGCTCTCCCACGATACACTTCTTTCTCATAATGAAACTGATAAGAATGAATATGATAACGTGTCTCAACTTTCATCAATAATGCTTTTATCCAATTATCCTCATTTTCCTTAATCGATTCCAAATCAATAGGTTTCTTCTGATACACATAATTTAAACACGGTTTCTTCTCTGTACAAGACCTTAAAGCAATATGATGAATTCGATAATTCACACACTCTATAAAATTCGTATCCACATATTCACACATTTTTGTATAATGTATATCCGCCGATGTCAATATCTTTTTAAATACTGGCATTCGCATTGAAAACGCTGGAAATCCGGTTTCTATCTCTTCGAAATGTTCAGAGAGAAATTCTCTCAAAATATCCAATTTCTGTCCATAGGTATATTCACCTCCCACAAGTTGTCCTTGATATTGGATTATATCTTCAATAATATATTCTTTACTGTCCTCTACGAAGGAACCGTAGAATATGGTTCCACGGTCTAACCAAGAAAATGGTTTTAAAGAACGTTGAATCCGATATATTTTCTTGTCTTTCCCGATTTCCATAAAGAATAAATAAGTTGAACTGCCACCTGATAACCAAGAAAACCATATGAAATATTTTTTCGCGAGAGGAATTGCCAAACAAATATCATAAGTATCCAAATTTACTTTGTTATGTAATTCAGTTTCATAACAAAGTTCGATTTTATGAGAGGGGAAACGTTTCAAAATAGCGGAGGCGTCGTCACGGTTTAATTCTTGCATTATCGTATGATATGTATTCTGTTTATATGAAAACGACTTCTGTTCAATTTTAGGAGGAACCAGAGGTTCCTCCTTACCACCTCCTTAAGAATTACCTTCCTCACTTCGTTCCAAGCGCCCGTAGGGCGCGAGCCGATGTTAGCACCGCGCAAGCTGGTGCTAACATCTTAGAAGGTAAGGAATAACTAGGCTTTTACCAAGGCATCTTCAGGCCAGACACAGTATGCGGATGGCCGCCAAAAGCCTTTATTAAAACCTCGATAAAAACATTGGATAAGAACAGAAAACAATTGTAAAAAAATTAATATACGATGTTAACTTTTTTATTTTCATTATCAACTTTTTTATTTTCGTTGTAGAGATTTTTTCAAAGGTTTTTGTCAAGGCTTTTGGCGGCCATCCGCATACTGCGTCTGGCCTAAAGATGCCTTGGTAAAAGCCTAGTTATTCCTTACCCCACGTAGTGGGGTAATTCTTAAGGAGGTTGTAAGGAATTAACACCAGCTTGCGCGGTGTTAATTCCGGCTGTGCGCCTTTGGCGCACTTGAAGAAGGAACCTTCGGTTCCTTCTAGAGGTCGGTCACACGCCAATATTCGCATCCACCATTTGGCAATGGTCTCTTCAATATAAATGGTATCTTTTTCTGTTCAAATTCCTTAACAGCAATCACATAACCATCAACAACATGTTCACCCACTTCGACTAATGGTTTCGCCCCCGCATTAATTTGCATCGCACGCTCACCAATAACACGAGCATATTCATATCTTGTAATAAATGGGACAGTACGATGTAAAGGATCCACAATATTCCCATTTCCATCTCTCACAATACGACATAATGCTTCGATTTCGTGATAATTATGACTGACCATTTCTGGATGGTATTTCGCAATCATATTTTGTTGTAGTCCATCTTCGAATTTTTGTAGATAATTATCACTAAAATTGTAATCATCATCATCAGAATCCGATTCATCTATATCAGAATCTTGTTGAGCACCCAAATAATCAAATTCGCGACCGTCATCCGATTCATCATCTTTATCACCATAAATTGCTTTTTTAATAGCGGTTTCATCCATATCCGAATCAATTGACATGTCATCATCGGAAAATCCATCATTATCGTCATCAGATACAACATCTAAAATTTTCTTTTTATTTGCGATTTTCTTGGTTGATTCCACAGAACTTTCATCACTGCTACTGAATTCAGAATCACTCATTTTTAGCGACTATTATAATACGATTAGAATTTTATATACGTTTCTAAATATTAGTTCAAAATCAATTTCAATTTTTGTATTAACTATCTATGACAACAATTGTACTTATTATTTCATCAACAAATAAACCAGAATATTCTCTCTATCGTTCTAAGTGGGAAAAGGAAATCGAAGAAAGAAAAACAAAATATCCAACAATTCATTATTATTTTTTAGAAGCATCGACTGAAATTCCTGAAAACAAAGAATTAATCATCTCTCCAGATTCTTCAACAATTACTGTGAGAGGTAAAGAATCAACAATTCCATTTATTCTTAAGAAAACAATGAAAGCAATTCGCTATTTTTTAGAAACCGACACAACAATTGATTATATTTACCGAACTAATCTCTCCACTTATTTATTTGAACCCGAGTTTTCTTTATTTATCGAGAAAGCACGTCGAGAGAAAATCGATTGTGCTGGAAGCATATCGGATGCATGGAAAATTTTTAAGTTTCCATCTGGTTCTGGAATGTTATTGTCGAGAGAAATTTGCGATTATTTATTGGAAAACGAACACGTATTTTGGACAAGAGGTATATTGGGTTCAGACGCACCGAATTTAAATTACAAGGCCAATGAAGAATTAGGAAACCAATGGCACGACGATGTTTGTATAGGATTTTTAATCTCTCAACGAACTACTATTTATCATATTCCTTTTGTATTGCCGGAGACAGTTCTTATGAAAACAAGCGAACAATTTCAGTGTCGATATGTGAATGAATTACGTACGTGTCCGGTCGCTATTCGAGAGGAGGGATTATCCTGATGTGCGCCTTTAAGAGTTGACCAATAAGGAATCCACCAATAAAGACCGCACCAGTTCTTCCGAGTTGTCCGCGCTTCGCTGGTCAACTCTTATCGGTGGATTCCGAAAGGCGCGGTGGAACTCTTATTAATGCTAACATCTCGGAAAGTAAGGAGTAACTAGGCTTTTATAATATTTTTTTAATTAAGGAGGGGGTAAGGGGGAACCATGGGTTCCCCTTAAAAATTGAAATCCTTTTTTGCGTTTTTTATTTGAAAGTATTCAATACACAACACGACATCAACGAACACCTAACTAAGTTATTCTTACGCTCTTATAAGAATGAACACTGCTACTACTGCTACTGCTACTGCTACTGCTTTCGACTTCTCGAACAAGGATTTCAAGAACCTTATTGTCCACCGTCGCATTCCTACTGCCCCCTTCCGTCTAAGTCCTATTCACTTCTCTATCAATACTGACTATGACAATCTCGCATGCAACATCAAGAACACTCTTGACGAAATGAATATTACCTATTCTTATCCCGATTCTATCTCTACATTCTTCGTCTCAGGACATCCATCAGATTCTGATTATAACTGCGAGATTCGTATCTATTCGGAATGGGTCGAACAAGGACAACCTGTGTCATTTATTGTCGAAATCTATCGCTATGGTGGTGATGGTTTCCTTACTTTCGATATCTATGACAAACTTTACTATCAATACTATCCCGAAGAAAAGCCCGATAACTATGTCATCGATTTCACTTATGACACCACAAATGGCGATTTCAATGGTGTCCCCCTCGACTACTGTGTTTACGACGATCTTGTTCATATCGCTTAGGGGGGAACCAAAAAGATGCGCAAAGCGCATCTGGTTCCCCCTTACCCCCTCCTTTAATTGAA